CGGAGAAATATCAAAGATGTTTATTAAAGGTACAGAGCCTGAAGGCTTTATTAAAGGACGAGGTAAAGTAGTATGGCAATCATAAAATCAAGTAGTGAACACTTAACACTTAATGCTGATGGTGCTTCAAAGGATATTAAATTCCAAGCCAACGGTGTTGAGAAAGCATCTATAAGTTCAACTGGTGCTTTCACAAGTACCTCTATTGATGCTACTAAATTGACTGGTGCTTTACCTGCTGGTATGGGTGGTAAGGTGTTGCAGGTAGTACAAGGTTCTGCTGCTGTTCAAGTATCTACAACTTCTTCTACCTATCAAGCGACAGGGTTAAATGTAACAATACAACCTTCTGCTACATCTAGTAAGGTACTGGTTATATGGCACTCAAGTTACAATAGTCAGGCTGGTGGAACTTTAGATGTTGCTTTATATAGAGCAGGGTCAAGCACAGGTAGAGTACACTACTTATCATCAGATTCTTCTTCTGGTTGGCAGAACTTAAATGGTTCAGTCTTAGATTTACCTGCAACAACGAGTTCAATAACCTATGAACTTTATTATAAATCAACTAATGGTAACTCTGTCAATGTAGGACCAAACGATTTTACTCATTACATAATAGCAACGGAGGTTGGAGCGTGATTTTAGATAACATAATCAGAAGTTTATACCCTAATGTGGTATCAACATCAATTAAAACAGATGGTACATATTCAGCAACAGATGCTAGTGGTAACGATATTGTATTAGATGCAACACTAATAGACGCAGAATACAACGCTAACCAATATCAAAGAGATAGAGCAACTCAATACGCACCACTAGCAGACCAACTAGATATGCTATGGCACGCTATTGACCAAGGTATTGACTTAAAACAATCAGACTTCTATACAGGTAATAAGGCTGTTAAAGACGCACACCCTAAAGGATAAGGAGTAATAGTGGAAGATAGAGTTAAGAGACTAGAGGATACTACAGCTAGGCACGATGAACAGATAGCTAAGTTATTCTCTCAGATGTCAGATATGAATAGTCACCTGACGAGCATACAGAAGACCCTAGACCAGATTAAGTATATTGCTATAGGTATGGTTATATACTTTACTCTACAAGAGTTTGGATTCTTTGCTGCGTTTAAGATGGCTAGTAAGGCTGTAGCATAATGATATACGAGATTGTGCTGATGGCTACTTGTGATTGGCAACCGTATTTATATTGTTGTTAGGGGGAGAAGATGGCAAGAACAAATCAAACAGTTAGAGATTCTAAGGGTAGATATGTGAAGCTGACTATCCTTAATAAGATTAAATACCTGTGTAATATGTTTATGACACGTATTGAGAAGTGGGTTAAGAGTGTAGATAAATGAGTATCTTTCTTGAGTTAATACCTATGTTGTTTGGCTATGTTGCTAAGTTAGTAGCAATTAAGTCTAAAGCATCACAAGACAGCCTAAATTTAGCGATTATGGCTAATAAATCTAATAATGATGTGATTGCTCAAGCTAGAGAACAATCTAACAAAGAATCGCCTTATGCTGCGTTCAACCGTAGAGTGATATTCTTTACGATATTAATGCTTGTGGTGTTCTATGTATTAGCACCTGTGTTCTTGGATGTGCCAACTGCTGTTCCTATTGTTCACGAGGGGATTAGTTTCCTTGGGTTTGATATTACTGCTGATGTGATTGAATATCAGATGGTTAGTGGGTTAGTTAAATATAATGAGATATTCTCTTGGTGTGCTATGATACTTGAGTTTTACGTAGGCTCTCAGGTCGCAAAGGGATGAACTATACTACTGACATAAACGAGTTTAAGCGTAATGTAATATTAGTGAACAAGTTAAGTAAGAAGTGCGCAGAAATTAAAGAAATGTATATACATCAAGGCTTGTAGAGGTTATGATGTTAAGTAACAAATTAACATAGGTTAAGTAAATGAAAGTAAATAAATGTATTTTAGTATTCCTTGGTGGTGTAACTATTAGTTTAGCGTCTTACGCCTTCTTTAACCAAATGATGCAAATGCCTCAACAAATGATGCAAATGATGGACACAACACAGCAATCAGCACAGCCTTGCGAGTGTCGGTGTATAACGGAGTGATGGATTATACATCCGTTTTAAGGCATAATAGTAGATAAGTATATTGGAGAAGATTTATGGGAACTAGCACAGTAGAACAAGGGGAAGAACTAGGTCTGGTTGTCCAGATTGAAGACGGTACTACCGGTCTTTATCCTCGCGCAATCGTTACAGATGATTCAGGCAACACCATCACAGGGGGCACAGTAGACTTAACTGCAGCAGGTAGTACTGGGATGTACTACAACGCAGGTACTGCATTGACTATGCCTAACAACGCGTTTGTAACCGCTACCTACATCATCTACACCGACTCAGGACACACTACAGAGTCTAGTGTGTATATGCGCTCTGCTGATGTATTTATGAGAGCAGGTGAAGTATCTGCAGATGTGACCAAAGTGAGTGGCTCATCGAGCGCAGCAGATAAATTAGAGGCTAACATCCTACTTACAATCGACGGCTCAGTTAATGATGCATCTCCAAGTACTACGTCCTTCGATACAAATCTAACAGACACTAGTACGGATGCTTATGTAAACAGAGAGCTACATATGACTAGTGGTAATGCAGCAGGTGAGATTAGTAAAATTTCAGCGTACAACGGAACAACTAAGGTGATTACATTAGACCCAGGGTTAAGTACAACACCGGCTAACTCAGATACATTCACTATATTCTAGAGACAAATGAGTTCTAGATTAGGATTTCTCGGTTACGCCAGACACTCGAGATTTGATGATGACATCAATATTGAGGTTAGTCTAGCCGCACTACAATTAGTAGGGCAGAGTTTAGACGCTACTGAAGAAGTTCTAGTAGACACAGCTACTATATCTTTAACTGGATATGGTACTTCACATGAAGAAATAGTACATATAGACTTAGCTACCATAGCACTAGCCGCACAAGGTGTTAGTGTAGAGGGTACTGTAGATATTACTTTAGCAGCTCTTTCAGTAGCTACCAATAGTATCACTCTAACTGAAGCTCCTAACGTAGACCTATATGGGGTTACTTTAGTAGCACAGAGTGCTGTAATAGAGCAGATTGTCAATATAGACTTAGCTACTATATCCCTAGTAGGTAAGGATACTGAGCAAGAAGAGACCACTCATATAGACTTAGCTACTATATCCCTTACTGGGCATGATGTAGATAATATAGTAACTCTGTCAGCGGCCACTCTTCAGTTCACTGGATATGATGTAGATAATATAGTAACTCTGGCACAAGGCGCGCTACAGTTAGCGGGACACGATGTAGACAACATCATCACTCTACCTAACGGTGCGCTACAGTTAGTAGGGTATGATATATCACTAGAAGAGGTAGTCTCAGTAGCTACAGCCAGCTTACAGGCAGTATCTAAAGATATTACAATTGTGCTAGATAGTAATATCACCTTAACAGGCATGTCTATGACTGGAACGGTGAGTAGCATAACTATCTGGACTGAGGTATCATCTAATGATACACAGACTTGGTCTAATATTAATACAGCAGATAGTGATACTTGGACAGAAGTAGCAACAGCAGATAGTGATACTTGGACAGAAATACCGGCAGGTTAACATTTAGGAGAAAGAAATGCCATCAACGTATACAGCCAATTTAGGATTAGAAAAACAAGCAGACGGAGAGAACTCCTCTACTTGGGGGCAGAAAGTAAATACTACTTTCGACTTAATAGAGGACGCTATATCCGATGTAGGCGCTATCTCAATGACAACCGACGCAGACAAAACACTGAGTAGTACAGACGGTGCTGCTGATGAGTCTAGAAGTGCGGTACTAGAAGTTACCTCTACAGTATCACTTACAGCGACTCGCTCGGTAATAGTACCTACTGCTGATAAAGTATATGTAGTTAAGAATGGTACCTCAGGCTCGCAGTCTATTACAGTTAAGACGTCAGCAGGAACAGGTGTTACCATTGGTAACGGAGAGAAGAGGTTTATATACTGTGATGGAACTAATGTAGTAGAGGCTGTTACAGCTATGTCGTCATTAGCGCTAGATACAGCTTTACCTCTTACTGAGGGAGGCACAGGAGCAACCTCCGCATCTGCTGCACGTACAGCTTTAAGCGCACAGCAGCAAGATGACATACTAGATGATTTAGCGGGCTTAACACAAGCCGCAGACAAGCTACCCTACTTTGATTCAACAACTACCGCAGCAACCACTCCATTGACTGCGTTTGCTAGAACTGTGTTAGATGATGCAGACGCATCGGCAGTTAGAACTACTTTAGGACTAGGTACCCTCTCTACTAAGAGTACAGTTACATCGGCAGAAATTACTAATGGTACTATCACGGGTACTGATATCGCAAATGACGTGGCATTGGGAGGTAGTCCAACTACAACCACACAGACTAGCTCAGACGATTCTACTAAGATAGCTACAACAGCATTTGTTAAGGACCAGCTAGCTTCTACAGCATTAACAGGAACACCTACAGCTCCTACAGCAGCTTCTGGAACTAATACTACACAAGTAGCTACAACAGCGTTTGTACAGTCAGCCGTAGACACAGATGTATCAACACACGCTGCTCTGCGTCCAAGCTCTACTGTGTATGGACACGCTAAAATGTATGTATCAGGTGGTGACCTTTA